TCATTTATATTTGTCATTTTACAACCTACCATTAAGTATTTGATTTAATAATTCTACTTGTTTTCTTTCTAAAAACTTAGATAACTGCCTTTCAATTTCTTGCATTGATATTGTAGCCATAAATCTACCTTCAACCCAGCCTTTATGATTTTTAGTTCTATGCCCATACTCGACATAAGAAGCATAATCCACATTATTAAATATCTCCACTGCATAAGAATCACCTTGCTTTACTACATTTCCCACTTGCCAGTTACGTCTTAAATGCCCTCCTGTTTTAGAGCTACTAGTTGTAAAACTTACCTCTTTACCATCCTTAGTTGTAAAGGACACTTGATTACTATAAACACCTACTGGAGTTCTCTTTTTAATCTTTCTTTCAGCTCTAAATGCCATCTCCAATAAAAATTCTCTTATCCATCTTTCAATTACCCTTTCATCAAGTGCCTTTTGAAAACTCTTGGCCATCTTCTTAAAATCAGAGTAATCAAAACTCGCTAATCTAGCCATTAAGCTTTATCCTCTTTATTTAAAATAACTTCCTGGTGTGTATAATAAGGAAATCCTTCTCCAGCTTTATATTTAGTTATAATCCCAAATTGGTTAGTAATTTCTATTTCATCACCTTGTTTAATTTCAACTTCAGGAGCTATAAAAAGTTTAATCTCATATAGAACTTTGTTTACTGTATCGGTTTGGTTATTTTTCGATAAACTTTGCTTAGATATTTTACAAGATTGTTTTTCATATTTTATTTTTGGTATTAATTTAGTTTCTTTAGTAACAGGATCTTTAACCTTTTCTTTTCCTCCAGTTATATTACAAGTACAATCATATAAACTTTCAATAGCCTTTCTCGCTTGTTTCCTGGCTTTCTCTATACTTTTAAACATATTACCAAACCAACTTCCTATATTTATTAAGTTGAGCTTTATAATCTTTTATTAAGGTATCCTTAAATTCAGTAGCAGAACTTCTGTAGCTTATAGAAGTATCTCCTTCTGTAATAGAAGAAACAGAACCTAGGGAATTTTCTTCTTCACCTAGGTTCTCATTTCTATACATGTCTATAGCCATTTTTAAGACTGTATTATTTAAAGCTTCTGGTATCTCTCTCATATGACAATAATCTTTTACTATTTGCTCTAAATCTTCTAGTGCAAATTCCAATAAAAAATCCTTAGAATCATCATCTAAGGATATTCCTAAAAGCTTCTTCAATTTTTCTAGTTGAGCCATTAAACTCACCTTCTTATATTTTATGTTTAAATGCAACTATTCTTATTTGTTTTGGTTCATATACTCTTTCCCAGTTAGTTTTTTCTTGTAATTCAGCTCTACTTGGACCTTCTACTTTTGCTACTTTAGCATTAGTAAATTTAACTCCTCTTGGATGTAATATCATTGTTTTTCTATTAATTAAATAATCAACACCTGAACCTTTCTTTTTATCTCTATCAGTTTCAGTTGGTATAAATCCTACTGGATTACCATTACCTAATGCTAAAGCTCCTTGTCCAAATAAATAAGTAGTATAAACACCACCTACATCAACTGGACAGCCATCATCAACTATTACTCTCTTATCTTGATATACATCAAACTCTGCGCTATCTGATGGCCTTATAGTTTGAATTAAGTTTTGTTTTTTAAGTTCTGATTTAACAGCACTATGCATCATAACACCTGTTAAAAGTTCTTGCGCATCTCCTAACATTTGTTGAGCATCTATAAATGCACTTGCTGACCACTTAGCCGCACCTTCTGCCATAGCTGATATATCAAGTAAGTTATTTTTCATTGATGTACTTAAGAATATACCTTTAAGTATTGCGATTAACTCTTTTTGCATATCTCTAGTCCAAAATCCACTTACTAATTCCCCTATAGCTGCCATTGGGTCCTTACCTGCTAACGCTGCTGATAAATCTGTAGCGCTCCACATTTTAGCCCTTCTTAAAATAGCCGCTACATCTTTATTACTTGTAATCTTAGCTGCTTCTAAGTCTGTATCTTCAATTATTTGTTCTGATTCTCCTGTTAAATACTCGAAGAATGGCATATTAATTAAAGGTGAAGCTTGACTTGCTAAATTATCAAATTCTGAGTTATTTACTATTATTCCACTTTGTACTAAAGCACTCTTTTCCATTGTTCTATTAACCACATAAGGGTTAAATAATTCTGGTACAATTACATCACTTAATTTTGTTCCCATATTTCACACATCTCCTTTATTATTGATTTATTCCAACTTGAGCCATTAATTGTTTGGCCTGTTCTGGATTTTCTTTAAATATTTTACCTTGGTCTGTTAGATTAAAGCTCTCTTTCTTCCAAGGATTATAACCTTGTGGTGTTTTACTTCCATCTGTAGGCTCTACTCCTGAAAACTTAGGTTTTTGTTCTTCTGCAAATAAATAACTATCGCTTTCTTGTAATGATTCTATTTGCTCTTTAAGTCCTAGAATATTCTCACCATCTAACTTAATACTTTCTAAATTTAAAAGAGCTTTAACAGCCCTTGTATTTCTTACATTAGCACCCTTTAAAGCCCCTTCTAATGCATAATTAAATTGCATATCTTGTATTTGCTTTTCATACTCTTTAACTTTAGTCTCATATTCTCCTACTTTGGTTTGTAGGGATTCATTTTCTTTATTGTCCTTTTTTAATGTAGTTATTGTATCATTTGCAGTTTTAAGTTGCTCATTTAAAGCGTCAAATTTATCTTTAGTAGCATATTGTTTACTATCTACTAAATCAACATCCTTGTATTTAGTTTGTAGTTCTTCTGGTATTTGATTAAAGTGCTCTCCTAATATTTCACTTAACTTTGGCATTGTAATTACTCCTTTCTTTTAATTATTTATTTTTAGTTCCTAATACATTTCTTTCTATCCTATCTTCAACCCTTCTATTTAACCACATGAGCGCTTCTTCAATGTGAGTTAATGCACATGCATTTTCTCTGCTTGAATAAGGACCTTCTTGAAAACCTTGTAATCTATGTCTTACTATTTCTAATAAATCTGTATCTAGTATACCATTGGTTGAACTTCCTTCTTTACGAGGTCCTTTTTGAAAATTTATATCTACTAGTACACTGTCTAAAATATCTTTATCTTTTTTACATATCATATAAACATGATTGGCTTCACCTGGACCCTTATCATCCAATACATAAACCTCATTTAATTTTTCTCTTTTTTTGAATGGTATTTAATTTTTTCATTTATATCATTCCTTTCTTAGCCCTTTAATCCTATCTTTTTACTGTATAAACATTAATTTTTTCATCGTGTGGTCTATGAAATTCATCATTAATTGGTTCTATGTCAATATCATATCCATTACCAATTAATGCTTCTGTTACTATATCGGCAATACGAAAATCTCCGCTAAATTTAAATATAGCTGCTTTTATTCTTTGTACTCCATAGGTTGACACATCATTCATTATTTTCACCTCACTTTCAAAACATTTGGTTATTATTTAGTAATTGTTAATTTTTTTAAAAGATTATCATAGTTTTCTTTAATTATGTCTTCTACAAGATTAAAATACTCTTTATTTGTATTAGGAAAATACTTTTCCAATAGTGCTATAGTTTCTTTATCCCCTTTTGTATATATTGTAGTTAGATTTGCAAATGTTTCTGCTTGTACTTTACCTTTGTCTTTAAAGTATTTTGTAGTATGTCCTCCTGAGCCAGTTAACTTTCCATTTGTAATTGCGACACATATATCAGATAATGATTCGTTCATTTTGCCATTTTGCCGAATATATTTCTTTAAATCATTGCATTCCTCATTGTTTATTAATTTAGCTAACGTTCTTTTATCTTTTTTAGTTGCATCTTTCATATAGTAATAACTAGAACTCATAGGTAAGCTATTTTTCATATACTTATCAATATTTTCAACTGAGTCTTTAAAGAATTTAAAATCTTCTCCATGACCAGTTTCGTGAAATAATGTTCCTATATACCCATTCCCTAACTTATTTCTTCTATTTATCATTTTGTTGGGTCTTTCCAAAGATATTCCACCAAATAGGTGATAAGAAGCATTTCCCTCTGAATATCTTAACTCATTCATTTGATTTTCATGTACCATTAATACTTTTTCATTACCATTTTTATAATATTGATTCATTTCATTTGTAAACTAAATTG